GCGGTATTTATCAAAGAAGGTTCAACAAGTGCCGATCAAGGTTTCAACCAAAACGCCGAAGTGGTTAATTTTGGAACTGATGCAATTACATGGGTTCAATTTACTGGATTGGGACAAATAACCGCTGGTAGTGGGCTATCTAAGTCAGGAAACACATTATCCGTTGATGTTGGATCCGGAATTGAAATCAATGGATCAAGTCAAGTACAAGTCAAAAAAGGCGCTGGATTGGATTATGATGGATCCGGAAATCTTATTGCAAAAGTTGATGATTCATCTATTGAAGTCAATGGTTCAAATCAACTAGCCGTGAAAGCGAATGGTATTACAACCGCAATGATTGGTACCAATCAAGTAACCGGATCAGAAATTGCAGCTTTAACCGTTGCAACCGCGAACCTAGCCGATTCATCCGTGACATCCGCCAAATTAGGCGCATCAAGTGTTTCAGCGGTTAAGATTGCATCAAGTGCGGTCACTACTGACAAGTTAAATTCAAATGCCGTAACCGAAGCAAAAATAGCCACGTCCGTGGCTGGTGATGGATTGACCGGTGGAAATGGAAGTGCATTAAGTGTTGATCTTGATGGGGCTACATTGTCCGTTGCCGCTTCTGGATTGAAAGTATCAACTGGTGGAATTGCCGCCAATGAATTGGCTTCAAATGCCGTACAAACCGCAAAAATCCAAGATGCAAATGTGACCGGTGTAAAATTGGCCGCTGCGATTGCTGGAAATGGTTTGGTTCAAAATGGATCTGGAAATCTCGATATCAATGTTGGAAATGGATTACAAGTCAATGGATCCGACCAATTGGTTTTTCGCCCCGGTGCCGGATTGGATTTCGCTGGATCTGATGTTGATGTGATGGTTGATGATTCCACCATTGAATTGGATGGATCTGGAAATCTACAATTGAAAAATCTTGGGGTTTCAACCGCAAAAATTCAAGACAATGCAATTCAAACACAAAAAATTGCCGATGATCAAGTGACATTCCCAAAGGTTGGATGGCGCATGTATCAAGAATTGTCAACAATATCCGGTGGATCTACAACCACTTTAGATTTGGCTCGGGCTTTGGATCCCAACGCCGTGAATGGTGTATTGGTATTCAAAAATGGTTTGGCTATGTTGAACCAAACCGCGTTGGCTGGAAGTGCGGCAAATAGTGATGATTTCACAGTATCCGCAAATGGTGGTGCCGGTTCGGTATGTCGTTTGACATTTGGCGCGGCTCTTGCTGATTCTGATTCTATTATGGTTTGGTATTTGACATAATAAAAATTATTTTAAAAATAATTACATTGAAAGCACCGTGTTATATCGGTGCTTTTTTTATTGGTGTAAAATAAATCTTATTATATTGTAAAAAAATACTTGACATTAATATTAGATTAATTAATAATCAGAATAAGCAATTACGCTTAACCAATCAATAACAAAAGGATAACAAAATGTATTTCACAGAAATAGAAAAATTTCGAACGGCTATCAACTATTATCGCATTACTCAGTGCGTTATAAATATGGAACACAATATGGTTCTGGTTAGTGATAATTATGGTGATAGATATCAAGTATCTTTATCACAATTATCTGATGAGGACCGCAAAACAATAGATTTCTACATGTCGGAATTTGGAGAATATGAATAAACCGAATAACAATTTAAACAATCAATAACCAACCAACATTTCCAAAGGAGGAAATAACAATGAATCAACAATATAAAAATGATGTAATACAAGAATTAAATAGACTTATAAAAGAAAAAGAAAAAGAAATACAAGAATGTAATAAGGTTATGCAAAAAATTGAAAATGCCAATGAAAGAATACATACTTTCTTTTCAAATGATGAATTATATTCCGGATGGTACGAACAAAAAGAAATTTGTGTAAAAAAACTAGATGCATACAAAGAACTTTTAATTCTAGCCAATCAATAACCAACCAACATTTCCAAAGGAGGAAATAACAATGACTAAAAACAAAATACGAGATAACCAAAGAAAAAGAGTTTATCTTTTTCAAAGAAACATCAATGTAGGCAAAAAATTTGCGACTATATCAGAAGCTCAAAAATTCTGTGATTTCTATTTTGATTTATTACAATCATTTTTACTTAAAGTAAATCCCAATAGAGAGATTGTGCCAAATCCAAAAATAATGAAACCTCATGGAAACAGAAAAAGAAAAAGCACATATAAAGTAAAAGCAAACACTATTAATTGTAGATATGAAAGATTGAGAGAACGCGTGATAATCCATGAATTGTGCCATGCGCTGAATACCTACAAAAATTACAAGGGCAAAAGACGAACAATCGGCGCTGGACATGGAAAAGAATATGCAACAATATTTGTCTTTGCTTTGATTGTTTGGGCATGTGAGACAAACAAAGGAATAAATGTTTGGTATCTTGCCGATAAAAGCGGAATCAAATATGATAATGCCATAGTAAAACAATTATTTAAACATTATCAAGACTACAATTTAAACAATCAATAATCTAACCAACAACCATTTCCAAAGGAGAAACAATGTACACAATATATATTAACGATCAAATAGCATATTGGGAAATTTCAGAACATGAATTAAAAGATATTATCTTTGAATTAGTAGAAATAAATTATGGAAAACCTGTAAAAATTACATGGCGAAGAGATAACTAAAGGAGGAAATAACAAATCAATCATTGATTCCAAAAAACCATCCACATCCGGATGGTTTTTTTTGTGGATAAGTCTGTGGATAACTCAAATAACCTGTGGATAAGTCTGTGGATAACTCAAATAACCTGTGGATAAGTCTGTGGATAACTATTCATCAATAGCATTTCCCATTGTATTTTCACCGAGTTGTGAATCAATTTCCGTCCATTGTCGTAACATTTCACCATAAATATCTTCTTTCGTTTTTCCCAAATTACGCGCAAATACAACCGCAATGAAAACACCCATCATATATATATGTGATTGTGGTTCACCTTGTGCATCAAGATCATAAGCATACCATAACAGTTTTTTTATATTGGCCGTCACATCTATTTCCGTTTTTTCGTGGAGGTTCGTTTTTTGGTCATTGATGGCGGCTTTGGTTTCTTTGGTTTCTTTATTTTTCCGATGGTGGATTTTTTATAAGGTTTTGGCATGGTAATCCTTGTATTGATTTCACGGCTTCCAACATTATATCATGATGTTCCAGGTTATGATATTCAGCTACATCCAAACATAGATTCCATAGTTTTTCAACACGTGGAATTGTTGGTGTATATTTCCAGCGGCAAAATGAGCCATGCGAATGTCCAATCATTTGGAAGTGCGGCCATGAATCACTTGGAATGTAGATATTGAAAAACTGTTTCATCCATTCACCACTTCATCAAATGCTTCCAGAATCAATTCATCAAAATTTAATTTCTTATGTTTGGCGACGGCTTGGACCAAACATATCAATTCAAACGTAGATGGCTTGTATTGTTCTTTCTTCCACGTGTAAACCGTGTTACGTCCCAATCCGGCTTTTCGGCAATAATAGACCAATAAATTATTTCCATCGATGTACTTTTTGAAAAATCGTTTCATTAAAATTTGGATGTTGGTTTGGTTCCGGATTGTTTGAACCATGCTTGTCTTATTGCATCCCTATTTTGTTTGTAAAAATCTGGATCATTCAAACCACGTGATAGGATATCGGATTGTGTTTCCGTGTTGTTTGATTGGATGGTTTTGGCGTTGGTTTTTGGTGCCTGTTTTGGTTGTGGTGTCTCTTTCGTAGTCTCCATTTTTTCCATCGGTTTTTCGGATGGTTTTGGCGCTTCATTTGGTTGGAAATGTGAACGAAGAAATGAAGGTGCTTTTGATGGATTTTCCTTCAATCCATTCATCCATTCACCAAATGATTCATCGGTGTTTGATCGTTGATATTGCCATTCCAACGCGTCACGAACATCCGGATCTTGAATCCCCAATGAAGCAATCGCCGCATGTCGTTCATATTTGGAATTTGCATTTGATAATTCTTCCTTCAATCCATATATTTGTTCAGTGAGATTATCAACCGTTTTCATCTTTTCACCGGCTTCCACCAATCGTTCGTTCATTTCTTCCACTTTGGTTTCGGCTTCGCGCGCTCGTTTTGCATATTTGGATATCTTGTCTTGAATCAATCCATCCACGTTTTCTTTTGCGATGTATTCAACACCGTCAATAATTTTGGTTTCCATGTTTCCTCCTTGGAAATGGTTGTTGTTAAATTAAAAATAAAGCCTTTTGGCGTTGGATTTCACGTATCTTTTCAGCGGCTTCCTCTTCGGATAGATCCGGATATAATTCCATCATTGCGTCAATCGGTGCGATCAAATTGGACGCCAGTTTTTCTTTGATATCGGCGCGTTGTTCCCTCTTTTCTTCCACCGATAAACCAATCCTAGCATATCGGATCTTGTATCCATTTTCTGGAAGGTTGTAACCCAAAAAGCGATTGGCCATCATTGCGGCAAGTGACAATGTCATTTGATCCCCACGTTCCATTGCTGGTTTGTATCTCAATTGGGCGTCTCGCATTGACTCTTTTGATATTGCGATGGCATATCCTGATCTTGGATCGCCGGATAATCGTTCAACATCACCGGGATTGATTCCAGCCATTTGGGCCACTTTACGTTCATATTGAATAACCGCTTCCAAAACCGTGGATGGATCACCACCCGGTTGGAATTGACCAATCATCGGTTGTCCAACATTATCCGGATCCTGTGTGAATACCAAGATGGACGCTGGATCCGTTGATATTGCGGCTCGTTTTGCGGCTGTATCCGTGTCTCGAATATTCAAACCAGCCAATTGTAGTCCAGCAATATAGCGTTGTGGAAATCCCGTGTCTCGCGTCAAATGCAGCCAGTACGTGTAGAGGGCTGCGGCTGTGAGGGAACCATATACAACCTCGGAATTCTCAAAAGAATTGAATAGTTTTCCAGTGATTTCAGCATGATAGATTGAATATGGAATTACTGGTTGACCATCGGAAAATCGAAATGGATAATTTTGACCATCCATATCATTGTTCAAATATTCTTTGGTCAAATCATCACCAAATCCACCATCATTTTTCATTTCCACAATGCGCATCTTTGGATTGTTCATGTCTCTCAAATCAAAGACATCAGCCGTCCAAATCGCGTCTTTGGATTGTGGATGATGTCTTAACCTCAATTCATATAGGAATCGAAGTTGATTTGGATCTCCACTTGATGATTCACAATAAATTAAATCCGGTGTGATTGGACGGAACAACAATCCATTGGAATCAGATATATCAACTCTCATAAACATTTCGCGACATCCAATTGTGAACATTTGGAATGATTGCATCATTGCCCATAATCCCGAATCATATATCAATCCATCATCACCCAAAAATCCTTTCATTTGGTCCCGGGTTGCATCAATACCAATCATCGGTGGTTCATTGTACAATGCCGATAATGATTTGGATGTGGCTTTGAAAACATTGGATGACATATCACTGACACCCCATGCCGCCCGTCGTTCCCTTGATACGTGGCGCGCCAATTCTTCTTCCAATAAATCTTGCCACTGACCACGAAGCATTTTCACCCTCATGGCGTTGTGTTCCCATCGTTCATTGGTTTCAATGGTTGGTGCTGCTGGTTTTGGTTGATAATCTAACATCATAATATATTATCCTATTCTGAATGAACCATGTATTGGTGTTTGATATTTTATATCAATAATTGGGACTACGCTATATCTTAACGCATCCAAAGCATGTTTGTGTTCTGATTTGGCATCCATTGAGCCACTTCTTTTTAACGTCCAACGACGAAAAGAACGAATTAATGTTTCACATCTTGGATGTACGGTGAACCGTTGTTTCATCATTCTATCATGCAATAACTGACATCCATAATAAACCGACCATCTTGGTTTGTGTGCGGTGTGAATTCGAAATGGCATGGTACCTTGTGGATATTCCAACACGTGTTCCAATGCACTTCTTAACATTGCATTTGACATTCGGCCGCCATGCCGTCCACCTCTATGTGCAATGTCACCCGTCCATCGTGTAATCATGTTTGGTGTTAATCCATTTCTGGATAACATTCGAAGAATAGAACGTGCATGTGTTTCAGCCATAGACCGTTCATTTTGATTTCCTCCACTATAATATTCATCCAATACATATACATGTGGATTGTCTGATTCTGTCATGTCAATCGCACAAAGGATAACCGCTTGTGCACCGGGTAATGAACCGTGATCGATTCCAATGGAAAAACGATAATCACCGTCATTTGGACATGGCGCGTCCGATATCATTTCCTCACTAAAACATTCAAACACCAATCCATCCGGTCGTCCAGCCTCCCATGACCCTTCCAACCTCGCTTGACGATCCAATGGCAAATATGTATCAGCGATTCGGTCAATGTCGGCTTGTTGTAGCAATGAACGACAACCCAATGGTGTAACGTTTTCCACTGTAAGCGCCGCGCCAATATCTTCAATTTTTCCATCATCCACCATTTTCTTCAAATATCCACAATCTTGTCCAATTGGTGTCATCGTTAAAACCATCCGTCCACGTTTTCGCAAAAGACGAGCTGCCAATTCTCCGAAAATAGCAATTGGCGGTGGTTCATCCACCCAAACCATGTCTACCGTTCCACTAGCTACACCCAATGTTCCTTGGTTGGTTGTTTTGATTCGGACCAAACTTCCGTTTTTGAATTGTATTATCGGTGTTTTTCCTCGGAATCCTTTTCCGGGGATATACTCACAACCATCGGCCAATTCACTAGGTGGTATCAAATCATAGATTTTTCCTTGGACGGTTTTTGATTGTTCCCACGAATGGACAATCACCCATATTTCCTTTGGTCCATCTGGAATCTTTTTGTATGGATGCCGATTCAATGCATAAAAAATCATTTCAGCGGCGCCGGCCGCCGTTTTTCCAAGTTGATTTCCAGCTCGAAATAGCGTTATTGGTGCGGTCGATTGTAGGAAACGTAATTGTGGCTTGGTTGGTGTGAAATATGCCAATGGATCCGCGCTTGTTGCCTCACGCATCATCAACAATGTTTTCGTTATGCTACTGATATGATGTTTCATTTTAATTGTCTTTTTGTACAATTATAGGTGCGTACTTTCCCATGTATGGTAGAGACCTAATTGTGTTATATTCAATCCATTCTAATGCATCAATATATTCCCACTTATAAAACGACATCAAACAATCGATGATTAAATCATAATCATATACAAGTTTATAATCTTGAACCTCTACAATGGCATTGTTATAACATTCTTGTGGTTCTAGTATAATTGTTTGTTCATGTAGTTGTTCTTTGATTTCATTTTTCATGGTTATTTCCTGTATTGGTTTTTAATCTGATTACATTTCCACTTTCGTGTGCTTCAATAATTTCCAAAAGTTCATGACGGATGATTGGGGGTAGATTCACAAAAGCGTCCACCAACAAACGTTTGTTTTCATCCATCGATATTTCACGGAATTCATCACCGGCGGCTTCAATGTATTCCAACATTTCATTGTGTACTTGGATGTGTAATTTGTGAAACGCTGGAAGCGAATGAACGACCCTTTCATCACGTGCGGTTTCAATGTCGTTTGATATCTCCATCAATTTCATTCGACGAAATAATATTGGATCGTCTGGAATGTTGGATGTTTGGATTTGGGTTTTTTTGGAAGGTGATGATGATGATGGTTTTTGTTTTTTCGATTTGATGGTTCTGGAAATCGTGGATTTGGAAACACCATATTTTTTTGAAAGTGAATCCATGGAAACATTCCCGGATTCATATTCATGAGCAATGGCGATTTTCTCGGCTGGCGTTAGTTGTCGTTTCATCTTTGTCATGGAACATCCTGTATTTTGATCCATTTCATTATAACATACCGAAAGAAAAGATGGCGGTCAAGGTTA